GCTTCTTGAATATCCTCAAATCTATAGAGATCATTAGCAATGATATTAATCATTCCTTCTTTATTTTCTTTTTTTATAACTTTAATCATTTTATTTCTTCTTTCTATTTGACAATTATATAAATCACTGTATAAGTTATGTCAAGTAAAAAGAAATTAGAAATTTAGAAATGAAAAATAAAATATTTGAATTATATAAACCAGAATCTTTAAAAGAGTTTTTAGAATTTTATAAAACTAATCCGACTGAAAGATTTGTCTATGTTGCGCAGCAACCACCAGCTAATATAAATATATTAAGTGCATCTGATTTTGGATACTTAGTTATTTGTTTACCTAACACTGGACCAGACTCACAAGTTATTTATTCTACTTCTCCATTCGTGAGAAAAATGAAAAAAAATTTACAAAATATAAGACCACAAGATTATTTATTAGCTATTGGAGATCCAATTGTAATTGGTATTTGCAATATTGCTATAAGTGATGTAACCAACGGAAAGTTTAATGTTTTAAAATGGGATAGAAGAGAATATAGATACTACCCATTAGAACTAGACTTTTATAACTAGAAAGAAGAAAGACTATGAGTAATGAAGTAAATAATATGATGTTAAAAGATTCAAAAGATCTTTTAGACAATGTGGAAATTACAACGATAGCTGCTGAATGTGTTAAGCTTAAACAAAAAGAAGATGAGATAGCTTTACTAGAAGAGCAGTTAAAATCAAAAAAAGCAGAAGCAGATGATATTGGTTCTAGAGTAATACCAGAATTATTAGCTGAACAAGGTTTGTCAGAAATTAAATTAGCTGATGGATCTAAAGTTGCTGTTAGAAAAGAATTTAGAGCAACTATTCCTAAAGATGAAGCAAGACGGGAAAGTTGTTTACAATGGCTTCGTGACGAAGGACTGGGTGACATTATTAAAAACAATGTAACTGTGTCCTTTGGTAAGGGAGAAGATGACAAGGCGGAGCGAATGCTCAACCTTGCAGCTGAAAATGGTTTTCAGCCACAACAAAAATCTGATGTGGCTTGGAATACATTAACGGCTCTATATCAGGAGCGTGTCCAGTCCGGGCTGGATATGCCTTCTGAAAGCTTTAGTCTTTGGATTAAAGATAAAACTAAAATAACTCGGAAATAAATAATGGAGAATGTGTAATGAGTAATGAAGTAATAAAAAAAGACACAGGTTCAGTTGCCTTATTTGGCGATGACCTGCAAAAAGGTTTTGAAAACATGACGCAAGAAGATATGGCGTTACCGTTTGTTAGAATCTTAGGACAACTATCACCACAGGTAACTGATGGAGATGCGAAGTATATAGAAGGTGCTAAACCAGGCATGATCTATAATACTGTTACCAGCGAATGTTTTGATGGTAAAAAAGGTATCAAGGTTATTCCTTGTTATTATAAGAAGGATTTTCCAGAATGGTCTGATAGAGGCGATGGTCCAGGTGCTCCTGTGGCCGTACATCTACCAAACAGTCCGGTAATCCAAACTGGTAAAAGAGATGGATCTAAAATTAGATTACCTAACGGTAACTATTTAGAAGAGACAGCTTCTTACTATGTTCTGGTTGAAACAAAAACAGGTGGAATGACACCAGCGTTGATTACTATGAAATCTACGCAGCTTAACGTTAGTAAAAAATGGAATTCTATGATGAAAACCATACAAATTTCTGACGGTAAGGGTGGATTTGCTATACCTCCTATGCATGGAGTTGTGTATAACTTACAATCTGTACTGCAAAAGAACGATAAAGGTTCTTGGTATGGTTGGTCGGTAGCACAAGACAGAATTATGGGACAAGCTGATAAGACTTTGTATTTAACTGCAAAGGATTTTAACAGTAGTGTCGCTAAAGGAAACGTGCAAACAAAAGCAGATGTGGAAGAGAAACCTAAAGATAGTACTCCGTACTAGATTTAATTTAAGGGGATCGCAAGATCCCCTTTACAAAGAATGAAGAAAGGAATATATGGATAAGTTCAAACAAATTTTTAGTGGACTAACAATAGCGTATGGACAATATCAGCCCGGTGACAGAGGAGAGAATGGTAGTAAACAAAAAGGTAAAGCCTTTATTGTTCGTAAACCCGTTACCGATGAACTCTGGACCAATCACCTTGGAGGAGAAGGACCCGCCCTTGGCATTATCCCTATCACAGAAAATAATGATTGTAGGTGGGGGTGCATTGATATTGACGAATATGACCTTGATCACGTTAGCCTCATTAAAAGTATTCGGAATCTTAAACTTCCAGTAGTTCTTTGCAGATCTAAATCTGGAGGAGCACACGTATTTTTATTTACTAAAGAAAATATACCTGCATCATTGATGCAATCAAAATTAAAACAAATGGCACTTGTATTAGGTTACGAAGGGTCAGAAATATTTCCAAAACAAACAGAAATTTTAGTGGAACGTGGTGACACTGGAAATTTTTTAAACTTACCTTACCACAATCAAATGAAAGGACTACGTTATGCTATCAACGATACTGGCGCCGGCTGTACACTTGAGGAATTTTATCAGCTCTATGATGTTTACGCTCGGACGAAAAAAGAAGTCGAAGAAATCAAAATCGAAAAAGAAAAAATAGAAGAAGCATTTCCTGGAGGACCCCCTTGCTTAAACAAGTTAGCATCCATAGGTTTTGGTGAGGGTTCCAGAAACAATGCACTATTTAATGTAGCAGTATATTACAAACAATCTAATCCGGATACTTGGGAAGATGAAATTGTAAAAGCTAACATGGAATACATGGAACCACCATTAAGTAATAATGAAGTTCAACAATTAATTAAATCAGTTAATAGAAAAGGTTATGATAAGTATAGATGTAAAGATGCACCTATCAATGCTGTATGTCAATCTGGTTTATGTAGAACTAAAAGATTTGGTGTAGGTTTTGGCGAAGAAGAAATGCCAGTACTTGGAAGTTTAACTAAGTATACATCAACACCGCCGCAATGGTTTTTAAATGTAGATAAGACTAGAGTAGAATTAAAAACAGAACAATTATATAGCCCACCATTATTTGCATTAGCATGTTTAGATCAAGCAAACTTAATAGTACCTGTACCTAAACCTAAAGATTGGAAGCAGCATTTTTTAAAACCTATGATGCAAAATTTACAAGAAGTAGAACCATTGGAGTCTTTAAATCCTATGAATGAAATCACAGGGTTGTTGCAAGATTGGACAACCAACAGACAGAGTGCAAGAACCATGGACGATATATTTAATAAACTGCCGTACACGGAAAGCGGATTTACTTATTTTAGAATGGAAGACTTTTATTCATTCTTAAAAAAGAATAATTGGGACATGGATAAGGTTAAGACAGGTAACTTAATTAAAAGATTAGAAGATATCTTTGTAGAGGAAACAAGACTAAGGGTTAAACAACAACAGCCAAGAGTTGTTAAAATTAAAACTATGAAAAAACTAGACGCAGCAGTTTCTAAAGTGGAGTACCAACAAGATGACTTTTAAAATAGGTATCAATTGGCATCTTAGATTTAGAGAAGAGATAGCACAATTAAAAGAAGAATTAGAACTAACACAAATGTGGCTCGAAAGAGCAGAAAGGAAGTTGAAGAAGTATGAAAACAATAATACTGGGTCCACCAGGAACGGGAAAGACAACAACGTTGTTAAACTTAGTGGACGAATTCATCAAGCAGGGGATAAGACCTAAGCAAATTGGGTACTTTTCGTTTACTAAAAAAGCCGCAACAGAGGCGGCTAATCGTGCAGCTGAGAAATTTGGATTAGATATAGATAATGATCTATCTAATTTTAGAACCCTACACTCATTAGCTTTTAGAAATTTAGGTATGACTAAAGAGAAAATGATGAAGCAAGAAGACTATAAAGAATTTGGGCAGAAATGTGGCATACCTATTAAGACTGCAAACTATTCATCTGAAGATGGTACATTTAATTCAGATAATGAATACTTAACTATTATTAATACAGCTAGAGTTAAACGTATGGACTTACTAGAGTATTATGATTCTAGACAAAACATATTAGATATAGAAAGAAACACATTATTTTTATTAGCAGAAGAATTAGAAAGATTTAAAAAAGAAAAAGGTTTAAAAGATTTTACAGATTTACTAGAAGACTTTATAGCAAAGTCATTACCAGGAAGTTTAGAAGTATTGTT